CACCGGCGGGACGGGGCGAGCGGCGCGCACGGCTGGGCTGAGCCGGGCAGCTCGCCGCCGCGCTGGTGCGGGACCGGGAACCTCCAGCTCGCCCCGGCCGAGTCGGACCCGCTAGCGAGCGGCGGGGGCGGGCGCGGGCCGCACGCCCCTGCCGCTGTTCCCGGCGGGAACCTGTTCCTGCCCTTGTCGGCGGAACCGGCCGAGGGCGACACGGCAGTCATCCGGGGCCAGCCGTGGACGCTGAGCCAGGTCCGCTATGTCGCCGACCCGGTAGGGACCGGGCTCGACTGCTGGGCCGCGATCGCGACGGGGCCGCGCGATGGCTGACGCCGTGTTCACGGTCACCGACGCGAAGGCGCGGCGGCTCGTCGTCCAGCAGGACATCCGGGCGATCGCCGGGCGGCTCGCCGCCGACGCCAGGGCGAACACCCCGACCAACACGGGCGCGATGGCCGCCGGGTGGCGGGTCGTCCCCGGCCGCGAGCCCGGTACGTCGCTCGTCGTCAACGATGTCCCGCACTCCGTCTACGTGGAGCACGGAACCCGGCACATGGCCGCCCGAGCTCCGCTCGGCCGCGCGCTCGCCGCCGCGAGGTCGCGATGACCATGCCGGTGATCGCCGTCCCCGACCTTGAGGCGCACCTGTGGGCGCAGCTCGGCGGGCTCAAGGGCGTTACGTCCTTCGCCTACGCCGCGCAGCCGTGGGACCGCGCCGGGTGGGTCTACGCCCAGTTCGTGCAGGTCGATGCGCGGCACAAGACCAAGCAGGCCGCCCGCGACCTGGCCGAGCAGGTCCGGCAGCTCGTGATGGGGCTGCCCGAAATCCCCTGGGCTGGCGGCTGCGTCTGCTACGTCCAGGCCGTCGAGGGGCCGGCGTGGCTCCCCGACGACGACGGCGCACCGCGCTACACGGCGCGCTACGAGGTCCGAGTCCATCCCCCCCGCGCGGCCACGGTTCGCGCGGACCCGTAGGAAGGAACCCCAGCCATGCCCCCAGCACCAGCAGCGCCCACCCTCAACCCGAGCGAAGTGCAGGTCGGCACCGCCAACGGGCCGGGTATCTATCTCGCCCCGGCGGGCACCCCGCCGCCCGACGACACCGAAGACGACTGGGAAGACCCGTGGCGCATCCTCGGCTACCTCAGCGACGACGGGCCGACCGTGGGCCAGGCCACCGACAGCGAGGACATCACCCCCTGGCAGTCGGTGGTCCCGCTCCGCTCGGTGATCACCGGCCGCCAGGTGACGCTCCAGTTCGTGCTCTGGCAGCTCAACGCCGTGACCCTCGCGCTGTATTTCGACGCTGAGGAGCCCACCCCCGACGCTGACGGGGCGATCGACATGGAGCTGAGGACCGACGCGCCGCAGCGCATCCACGCGATCGGCATCGACTCGGCCGACGCCGAGCGGACGTTCCGTATCGCGTTCTCCCGCGCGTCGCTGTCCGGCGCTGGCGATATGCAACTGACCAGGGGCGCGGCGGTGCCGCTGGATGTCACACTGTCCGCGCTGGACGACGGCGGGCTACTCGGCTACGTCAAGCTCGGCCCGCGCGCCACTGGCGGTGCGGCGCCGCTCGACTCCAAGTCCGTCAAGGCCCGCGCCGGGTCGGCGGCGTGACCGGGGCTGGCGCCAAGGGGAACCCGGACAATCTGTTCGACCTCGAAGCGGCGGCGGAAGCCGCAGCGGGCGAGGCCGGGGGGCAGCCGTTCGTGTTCTCCTACAAGGGCGCTTCCTACGACATCCCGGCGGGCCGGGACTGGCCTGTCGCCGCGCTCGCCGCGCTCGCGGCTGGCGAGCTGGAGACCGCGCTTTCGGCGCTGCTCGGCGAGGCGAACTACGTCAAGCTGACCGACGCGGGGCTGACGGTCGGCGAGCTGAACGCGCTATTTACGGCGGTCGGCAAGAAGGCCGGTTTCCCGAGCCTCCCAAATTCGTCGCCGCCGCGGCGGCCAAGTTCGACCCGGAGGTAGAGGCGGCGCTGATGGCCGCCTACCGGATCGACTGCCTCGACCCGGCGGTCACGCCGCGCCGGGTCGCGGTGCTGCTGTCCCGGCTGCCCTCGTGGGCGCGGGGCGGCGGCGATCCCTGGTCGCCGGAAGCCGACTTGCTCGCGCTGCTGATCGATCACGTGGCCGCGCTGATCTGGATCACGCAGCGAGCGCACGGCGCTAAGCACGTCCGCAAGCCGAGCCCGCTACCGCGCCCGTGGCGCACCCAAGACCCGTCGTCACGCCCCGCCGCCGGGACGGGGCGTGACGACGGCCCGGTCAAGGCCGGGTCGTGGGCAGATGCGGCCGCGATGCTGGCCGGGGTGCCGGGGATGAAGGCCGCCCGTGGCGACTTACAGCTACGGCGGCCTGGAAGTCCGGGTAACCGCCAACACGCAGCAGCTCACGATAGACATCCGCAACGCCGCGACCGCAGCGGGCACCGAAGCGGCCAGCAAGATCAGCTCCACCATGACCGCCGGGCTGAAGGCGGTCGGCGGGCTCGGCGCGGCGGTCGGCAAGTCCGTAGCGACCGGCATCGCGGGCGCGACCGTCGCCGCGACGGCGTTCGGCGTCGAAAGTTTCAAGACCGCCGCGCGGGCCGGGGAGATGGACGCCTCGCTGCGCGCGCTCGCCAAGGCCAACAACCTGTCGTACGACTCGATGCAAAAGCAGGTGACCGCGATTCGCGGCCAGGGCATCGAGATGGGCGTAGCTCAGAACCTCGTCGCGCAGTTCGCACGCGGGCAGCTCGACATGGGCAAGGCAACCGACCTGGCGCGGGTCGCGCAGGACGCCGCCGTGATCTCCGGGCGCAACAGTTCGGAAGTCCTTGACGACCTGACCCACGGCATCATGACCCAGAACACGCAGGTCTTGAGAAACGCCGGGGTCAACGTCCAGGCCGGTAAGGCGATCGATGACTACGCCAAGTCGGTCGGCAAGAGCGCTAAGGATCTCACCGAAGCCGAGCGCGCCCAGGCGGTTCTGAACGCGGTGCTCCGCGAGGGGCAGGGCATCGCCGGGGCGTACTCCGCCGCGATGGAGGAGCCGGGCAAGGTGCTGCGGTCCTTCAAGCGGGTCACGGACGATATCAAGCTGAGCGTCGGCCAAGGGCTGCTCCAGGCGTTCGGCCCGCTGATCCTCCAGGCGTATGACCTGGCCAAAGGGCTGTCGGCGGCGATCGCTCCCGGCGGGGCGCTCGCCCCTATATTCGACGCGATCGGCGAGGCCGTGACCCGGCTCGTCGCGCCGCTCGTGACGATCGTCGCGAAGTGGACCGACTGGATCGCGAACCTCAAGCCCGAGCAGGTCGAAAAGGTAGTCGAGATCATCCGCCGGTTCGGCCCGGCGCTGATCGCCGCAGCTGGAGGGCTGACCGCGCTCGTCGCGCCGTCGCTGCTCGGCCAGATCCCCGTGCTCGGCGGGCTGCTGCAAAACCTGATGGGGCCGCTGACGATGGTGACCGGCGGGATCGGCAAGCTCGCCGGGTCCGCTGTCGCCGCCGTCCCCGGAATCGGGTCGATGGGCGGGGCCGCCGGGCTGCTGCCCGCCGCGATGAACCCGGTCGGCCTGGCTATTCTCGGGGTCGTCGCCGCTGTCGGCGCGATGCTCGTCGCCAGCTCAGATTTCCGCGAGGGCGTCATCGCGATGGGCAAGGCGCTATGGGAGGGGCTCAAGCCCGCTGTGTCGGCGGTCTGGGAGGCCCTCAAGATTCTCGGCAGCGCCGTATGGGAAATCATCAAGGCGCTAGGCGACGCCCTCGGCCCGGCGCTAAAGAACCTTTCGCCCCTTTTGCGCCAGATCGCCGAATTGTTCGGTGTCCAGCTATCCGGCTCGGTCGATGGGGCAGGCTCCGCGATGGGCGGGATCGTCCCGGTCATCACCGGCCTGATCCGCGTGATCGGTTTCTTGCTCGACGTGACCACGAAGGTACTGGTCCCGATCATTGAGATTCCGCTCAAGCTGCTCACGCTCGGCGCGCAGGCCGCCCAGGTGGTCAACCCGCTCAAGGCGCTCGGCGCGGCGATCGAGTGGCTGACCGGCGTGGTGCAAACCCTCTGGCACTGGATCACCGGCAACTCACCGGGGCTGATCCCCGCCTTCGGCGCGCTCGGCTCCGCTGCCTCGGCGGTCGCGGGGCTGCTCGGCGGCGCGGTGTCGGCCGCGTTCTCCTCGCTGGCCGGGGTCGTCCAGTCAGCTCACGGCGCGATGACCTCGGCGGTGTCCGGCGGCTGGAACCAGATGAAATCCGTGGCCAGCGCCGGTATGAGCCAGATGCAAAGCGCCGTGTCGTCCGGGTTCTCCTCCATGGTCGGCGCGGCCCGGTCGGCGGGCTCGGGCATGGTCGAGGGGCTCAAGCCCGGGCTGTCAGCAGCTCGCGGGCTCGGCGGCTGGATCTCCTCGAATGTGACCGGGCCGGTTACGTCGATGATCAAGGGCGGCCTGGGCATCGGCTCGCCGTCCACGATCACGATCTATTTCGGTCAGGAGATGGTCGAGGGGCTCAAGCGCGGCCTGGAGACCGCCCGTCAGCATCTCGGCTGGATACAGGCGAACGTCTGCGCGCCGATCATCAACACCCTCAAGGGCGCTTTCGGCATCGGCTCGCCGTCGAAGGTGACGATGGGCATCGGCGAGGATCTCGCCGAGGGGCTCAACGTCGGCTGGTCGCGGGCGACCCATCTCGACGTGCCGCGCGTCGCTGG